AGCGCGCAGCGCTGGGCGCCCTGATGCGCCACCTGGTCCACATCGCCTTCGGTGTGCTCAAGCACCAGCAGCCCTATAACCCTGCCTTGGTCTCGAAAATGATTTGACTTGCAAGACGGTATCTACTCGTTCAAGGCAACGACAAGGCTTTGGCCGAGATCGCCGCCAAGGCCTGGCAGACCCTTGCCACCATGCGCGTGGCTGGTGGCAGCATGTTGCCAGCACGACCCGCTCCCGGACGCTTTACCCGGCCATGGCTCGCCGTTCTGCCGGACGATGCCAGTGAATGCGCCAAGAACTTCCGTGAGTGGCGGCGGCAATGGCTACCCGGTTACGCCTTGGTGGGGCGCGATGACTTGGTGCCCACGCGCCTGGAGGCCATGCGAAAGAAACGCCCTGAGGCCAACGCACTGGATGCCTTGCTGGACCTTTCCCGCTTCAACTATCGCGCCGAAAAGGAAGGCGGCGAGGCCGGCACCAACCAACGCGTGCACTGGCACGATCCCGATCGTGGTAAAGGCTCCGGCTGGATCGTGCCGATTCCGGTCGGTTACACGGCCCTGTCCGATCTGTATGACCCCGGCCAGGTGCAGAACGCTCGCGATGACGACACGTCGTTCCGCTTCGTCGAGTCGATCTATTCGATGGGCGAGTGGATCAGCCCGCATCGCCTCGACAGCATCGATGCCTTGCTATGGCACGCCGAAACCGACCTCGATCGCGCCGTCTATCGTTGCCGCAATACCTACGTTCCCGTCGCCACGGCCGAGGCGGCCGAGCCCGACGATTTCTATGTCTACGACTGAAGTGACTCAAACCTCTTCAACTCTCTCAAAGGAATTTCATCATGGCTAATGACACTCTGAAAACCGCTTCCGTGCTCGCCTTCGAGCGCAAGCTCGATCCCTCCGACGCCGTGTTCCATGCCGGCAATTGGGACGACCGCAACAATACCGCCCAGTGGCAGCCAGTGAAGCTGCGCGAAAAATCCGTGCGCGGCACCATTTCCAACCGCCTCAAGACCAAAGACCAAGACCCGGCCAAGCTCGACGCCGCCATTGAAAACCCCAACCTGCAGACCGTGGATGTCGCCGCCTTGCCTGCTGATACGGATACGCTGAGGGTAACGTTCACCGTGCGCGTACTAGCTGGCACCGGCACCCCCTCCGCCTGTAACAACGCGACCTATCGCGAGAAGCTGGTGGCCACTGTCGCCGGCTACGTTTCCGACCGCGGCTTCAACACACTGGCCACACGCTACGCCAGCAACCTCGCCAACGGGCGTTTCCTGTGGCGCAACCGGATGGGTGCCGAAAGCGTCGAGGTACGCGTGGCGCAACTGGAAAATGGCAGCGCCAAACATTCCTGGACGTTTGACGCGTTTGCCCTCAGCTTGCGTGACTTCGATAAAAGCAACGCCGATCTTTCAGGCTTGACGAACATCATCGCCAACGGTTTGGCCGGCGTCGAACACGTGCTGCTGCAGATCACCGCCTTCGTACGCATCGGCGCCGGCCAAGAAGTCTTCCCCTCGCAAGAACTGATTCTCGACCGCGGTCGCGGTGACAAAAGCAAAACCCTGTACGACGTCGATGGCGTGGCCGCCATCCACTCGCAAAAAATTGGCAACGCCCTGCGCACCATCGACACCTGGTATCCCGAGGCTGCCGAGAATGGCCCCATCGCCGTGGAGCCCTACGGTTCGGTCACCACCCAGGGGCGTGCATACCGCCAGCCGAAAGAGAAGCTCGATTTCTACAACCTGCTCGATGGCTGGATCATCAAGGACAAGACGCCCGACGTGGACCAGCGGCATTTCGTCATCGCCACCCTGATCCGTGGCGGCGTGTTCGGCGAAGCGAACTGACGCCATGACCACGCACTACATCGATCTCACCGTTGTGCCGGATCCGGAATCCGGCACGCCACAACTGCTGGGCACGCTGTATGACCGGCTGCACCTCGCGCTGGTGCGACAAAGGCTGGACAGCATTGGCGTGAGCTTTCCCGGATACAACATGAATCCACGTTCGCTCGGGACAAAGCTGCGCCTGCATGGCAGCGACGCTTCGCTGCGGCAACTGTTTGGTACCGGCTGGCTCAAGGGCATGCGTGATCACGTGCGCATGACCGACATCACACTGGCGCCAGTTGATGCCCCGCACCGAACCGTGCAGCGCAAGCAGTTCAAGACCAACGCCGAACGGCTGCGTCGCCGCCGCATGAAACGCAAGGGCGAAACGGCGGAACAGGCACAGCAGGCCATTCCCTACAGTGTCGAACGCACCCCGAACCTGCCCTACCTGCACGTCCACAGCCGCAGCACCGCACAACCGTTTTGTCTTTTCATCGCACTAGGCCCGTCTGGCCCGGCCGAAGTACCCGGCAATTTCAACCGCTACGGACTGGGCGGGCCCACAACGATTCCGTGGTTCTGACCCTTTTCCCGCCACATCAGTACGCTCTTTGAAAATCAGCACCTTGCGCTTGCTCCGTTAGAAAGGGGCGAGCGCCTCTTTTTGCGCCTTGCGTCATAATCCCCAATGACCAGACGCTCGAAGCGTCTAGTTCGCTGCCGCGCAGGTAGCTCAGAAAAGCGCCTTCGCTGTCGAGCTGGCGGCGCAGATGTTCGCTGCCGCGCAGGTAGCTCAGAAAACGAGGATATGATGATGCAAGCAACACCGCAGGTTCGCTGCCGCGCAGGTAGCTCAGAAAGACGCATCCGTGGGTCGCATCACGGCTGGAGCGTTCGCTGCCGCGCAGGTAGCTCAGAAAGAATTCGACGGAGCCGCCAGTTGTAGAAAAAAGTTCGCTGCCGCGCAGGTAGCTCAGAAAGCCGTCGAAATCACATCAATCGATGCTGCGACGTTCGCTGCCGCGCAGGTAGCTCAGAAAGTTATAGATGGTACCCAGCAGCCAGTCCGATCGTTCGCTGCCGCGCAGGTAGCTCAGAAATGTGTCAAGGGCCTGGGGGTGGACTGCGCGACGTTCGCTGCCGCGCAGGTAGCTCAGAAAAGCCGCTCCGCCGTCGCCGTGCCGGTCGCCGCGTTCGCTGCCGCGCAGGTAGCTCAGAAAAACGAGCCGGTGCAGACGCCGGACGCGGGCCTGTTCGCTGCCGCGCAGGTAGCTCAGAAAAGCTCAATCACCGCAAACACTGCCGCGATCGGGTTCGCTGCCGCGCAGGTAGCTCAGAAAATCTCACTTTGATGCAATTGCGTCATCGGATTGTTCGCTGCCGCGCAGGTAGCTCAGAAAGTGTCGATCCGGGTACCGAGGGCCGTGTCCGCGTTCGCTGCCGCGCAGGTAGCTCAGAAAGCTCACTTTTGCACCGATTGCGTATTTCCGCGGTTCGCTGCCGCGCAGGTAGCTCAGAAAACCCCCGGGCTTTGCGCTCGAGCACAATTTCGGTTCGCTGCCGCGCAGGTAGCTCAGAAAGCACGCTCTGCTTGCGCGCGTGTGAGCAGGATGTTCGCTGCCGCGCAGGTAGCTCAGAAAAGTAGCTCTGTGCCGCCAACCACGCCGCACGCGTTCGCTGCCGCGCAGGTAGCTCAGAAAACCACGATCCGCGCCCGGAGTACATCCGGGCGGTTCGCTGCCGCGCAGGTAGCTCAGAAAATGCATCGCGCTGCGTGAGACCAGCAGCCTCACGTTCGCTGCCGCGCAGGTAGCTCAGAAAATAGCGGGGGCATTTCCGTATTGACATTCACATGTTCGCTGCCGCGCAGGTAGCTCAGAAAGGAATGGGTGGCGAGGCTGGAAGACGTTATTTGTTCGCTGCCGCGCAGGTAGCTCAGAAAAACCAGCTTGTCCTCGACCTGAGCTGCTAGTAGTTCGCTGCCGCGCAGGTAGCTCAGAAATCGCAGGTCTAACATCGCGTCATGCGCCTCAAGTTCGCTGCCGCGCAGGTAGCTCAGAAACGAAGCGTGCCGTGCGCATGCCTAACCATCCCGTTCGCTGCCGCGCAGGTAGCTCAGAAATTCGGTATCAGCATCAATTCATCAATCATCTCGTTCGCTGCCGCGCAGGTAGCTCAGAAAACCTGGAACCGCAGAGTGCAGGTCTGGGTCGCGTTCGCTGCCGCGCAGGTAGCTCAGAAAACCGATTTAGGGGCAGGAGACACAAAATGCGCGTTCGCTGCCGCGCAGGTAGCTCAGAAAAGCGCCTTCGCTGTCGAGCTGGCGGCGCAGATGTTCGCTGCCGCGCAGGTAGCTCAGAAAACGAGGATATGATGATGCAAGCAACACCGCAGGTTCGCTGCCGCGCAGGTAGCTCAGAAAGACGCATCCGTGGGTCGCATCACGGCTGGAGCGTTCGCTGCCGCGCAGGTAGCTCAGAAAGAGTCCGCCGAGCGCGAAATGTAGAGGTTCAGGTTCGCTGCCGCGCAGGTAGCTCAGAAATCGCCGGACCAAGAAAAAATGAAGTTCAAGATGTTCGCTGCCGCGCAGGTAGCTCAGAAATATCTGCCTTGACGGTCGCGCAGGTCGAGTTTGTTCGCTGCCGCGCAGGTAGCTCAGAAAGTTGACGTGCGCGGAGTCGAGAACTGCATTGCGTTCGCTGCCGCGCAGGTAGCTCAGAAATGCAGATGTCAGGCGGCTGGACACGAGCCAACGTTCGTTGCCGCGCAGGTAGCTCAGAAAACCCAAGGCTGTGATTTTGTGAGGCTAACCTCGTTCGCTGCCGCGCAGGTAGCTCAGAAAATGGTGCGAGCTGGACCGCGTTCGTGGCTTGCGTTCACTGCCGCGTAGGCAGCTCAGAAAGAATTGCCCCGGAGGGATCGGTTTGGGTGGTTGTTCACTGCCGCGTAGGCCTATTGGTCAGGCTGTTACCCCCGTGACCTGGTGGGGGATGATAGGAATGAGGAACAGAAAATAAGCCGAAATTGAGAATAAATAACGTCTGGACAATGGGTTAAATGGATGCGAATTAAAAGAGTGAAACTGCGCGAATTGGATGCTTTGGCGGGTGGAAGGCTGAAATGCTGGCTAAAAATGGCCTGGAATTCTCCACAGAGTTGAGAATAATTATGTGAGGAACTGGTAGATCAGGTCGAGCACTGTGGAAGTTGTTGCTGGTGATATCTCGGCGAATCGTCGCGGCGGGATGTCTCCCCATGGGACAGGCGAGCCGTGTTTCGTGGTGCCGAATTGACCCTTGTTGGCGCCAAAGTTCTGGGTGGTGGCATAAACCAGGTTGGTGCCGGCTATGGCGAATGTGGGGCCTGAATCGGAAACCAGGCTGGAGACAAGGCGGCCTGTGCGCTGGAGTTTTTTACCGGGCCAGTACCCCAGCTTGGTGCGCTGTTTAATGGTCGAGTCAGCCAGACGTTGCCAGGGCGTTCCGGTCTTCGGATCTGCTTCATCGACGAAGGCCTGCTTCATGCCTGACAACAACTCGGCGGCAATAGGTCGCATGACAGGCGACAGATCTTCCAGCTTGAGAGCCAGATCGCCGAGACGTTGATTGATCTCGGCATTGTCGATGGTGACGGTAAGATCGATCATCAGTTGTATTCCATGCCGTTGTTGATAGACATCAAAGAGGTATTTGAAGCCGATTTGAATGGTGTAAAATCGGTGTCAGCAGGCCGGGTCGAGATCGTGGTGCCAGTCAGGGCATAACCTCGTGAAGGGTCTTGGTGGAGCTGACTCTCCATTTCGAGACGAGACGCCCGGCCTGTCATTCCCCCTTTCATTTCCAAGAATCTATCTGTTGGTTCCAGATCAATGCGCCTGTGCGCTGCTTGTTCAGGCGGCGATCATCGGCATTGATGATGTTCCAGACCACTGCGCCGTCAGCGTTGACGCGCACCACCACCAGAAGATCCGAGCGGCCCTGAAACAGGCCGATGTACCGGCGCCTCAGGCTGCCGTCATCGTATTGCGTGGCCCAGATTTCAAAGGGGCTTACCAGCGTCGGCATTACGTATCGTGCATAGCGCTCACGTGCGGCATCACGTTTTTCCACTGAATGACGAAGCAGGTCGTACTGGATCGGAACCGTCTCAATCGGCGTTTGGACGAGTCGAGTCGGAGAGTCTGGTGAAACACCGAACTCGTGGGCAATCAAGGTAAACGCAGATTCCACATCGGGCTGGGCAGGCAGCAGCTTGGGCGCGGCCAGACGCTGGCTGTCGGGCACGGCTCGCAGATCAGGCAGGTTCATGTCATGCCAGGTCGGTTGACCTGGCATGAACCGAGCGGTCGCGGCGATCCCTGCGGGCTTTGCAGCATCGGCAGGCAGATCCGGCAACGATCCGATCGGGTCAAACGGATCACCGCCACCGGGATTGAACCCAAAGCCTGGCGCAGGCCCGATATCCACCGGCTTGCCGTCATGGCCGATGGTGCGCAGTACGGTGCCCGGCCGCTCGATGATCTCTCCGGTGCGTTGATCCACCCCGTAGGGCTGCATCACGGTATGCAGATGCCCGGCGCTGGATTCCACTTCTCGGCCGGAGCGCTTAACGCCGGATTCCGACAGCGCCCGCACCCGGCAGCGACAGTTACAGGCCCACGGTGGCCAGTGGGTCTGCCAGATCGGATCGTCGTAGCGGAAGATCCTCCCGTTCATGGCCGCATGGGTGTGGCGCGTGCGTGAATCCATCACAGCCAGATACTGGAAATAAGGCTGGTAATCGACATTCGCCATAAACTGCCGCCAGCGCCCCGCCATCATCGCGGACTGCACATTGGTGCGATAAATCATCTTCAGCCGCGCCGGGCTGCCCAGATGAATCCGTTGCGCTCCGCCCGCCGCATCCACCGCGACTTGTGTTCCCCACCAGCCTTTCGCCTGCAAGATCGGCGTCAGCTTCTTGACGAAATCGGCCTCGGTGGTGCCGTCTTTCAGCGCCGAATCCAAGCCCGACCGCAGATCCTTGAGAATATCGAGCCGTGCCGAATTTGAAGCCGCAAACGCCCGCCCACGCATCGCGTCTGCGGTCTCGCGCCAATCCCAGGTGATTTTGTGGCCGAGGGACTCGAAATATTCGATCGCCGCCTTCGGCTGCAGCTTGAAGGCATAGCCGAGATCAGGCGTTGCCGGCATCGTCCGCTTCCTGATTAGCGATCAGCCGTCCCCAAGTGTCCGCGACAAACAGCAGCCGCGTCATCGTATCCACCAACCGCGCCGGGTCCATCTTCGGATACGCCTCGCCCAGCGTGGCCAGCAGCGTGGTCGGATCGCGGCGCGCCATCTCCAACACCGGCTGCAGAATCGGCGCCATCAGCGTCGATTGATCTTCGTTGCCGATGGCATCGATCGCCGCGTCCAGCGCGGTCTGATCCGGGAATTGATCGGCGGCGGAGAATTGAACGCCGGTGCCGGGTAGCGGCGGTACGGGGGCTGGCGCATGCAGCGCGTCGTTCGGGTCTTTCGGATTGGCCAGCGTGATGCCAAGATCCTCCGCCATCGCCTTGCGGCTGGGTGCGCCGCCGGCGTCGATGAAAATCTTGTAGACATTGGCGCGGTCGGTGGTGGCCTCGTTATCGCCCACAAAATCGCTGGTCGGCGGCACCGCATCCGGCCCAAGATTCACCCGCGTGATCAGCGCCCACAGATGATCCAGCGTGCGCGCCACGCGCTGGATGATGCCCTGATTCACATTGCCGCCGCGCTCGGCATGGGTCTGGCTGGCGGCACGCGAGCCGCCGCCCTGTCCGGTTTGCTCGGTGGCCAGCGTCTGGCTGGTCAGCGCCTTGCTCATTTCGGCGTTGCAGGTATCGATCAGCACCTTCTGCTGCAGCTGGCTGCGGCCGCTGATGCCAACCTCTTTCAGCTCGATGTCGCTGCCGTCTTCCAGCGCCGCATAACCGGCCTCCACCAGGTTCTCCAGCGCCGCTTCCAGCGCGTCGATGGTCTCCTTGCTCGCGCCCACCGGATACTTGCCGACCGGAAACGGAATGCCGAAACGCTCGCAGAATTTCACAAACCATCGGAAGCCGGCATGCTTGAACGTATACGGCCAGAAGCACGACGAGAACAACGAAATGCCATAGGGTTGGTCGTAGCTGGCCATGTGCCGATCGACCAGAAAATATAGTTCCTCCGCCGGCAGCCCGAATAACGGATCGTCACGCGTCAGCACGCGCAACTCGCCGAAACCGTTAAAGTGGAAGCGTCGCTTCGGTCGATCCAAAATCCGCTCGGGCAGGAATAAGTCACCCTGCTTTTCCCACACGATCTCCTGCACCGAAAGCCCACGAAATGTGCTCTGGGCGATGTTCCAGAACACGTCGGGCCACGCCGTATAAGGCGCTGGCGAACGATCAAGAAAGCCCTGGCACAGATCGAACGCGCGCCGATCCACCCGCTTGTCGCCGCCGGACGTCAAGGTATGCGTATAGCGCAGCAGATCGGCCTGGATCGAACGCAGCTCGCCGATCACATGCGCGTCGCTCTGGATCGCGCTGAACACGTCCTCGCTGCGGCCTGAGCGGCGCAGGATCGGGTCCGGATTGGGCAGGATGGAGATGGCCGCAAAGAAACGCGGATCGGTATTGCGACCGGCAATCTCGCCGGGCGTCGGGGTGCCTTGCAGGCGTATCAGGTCATCACTCATATCAGTCTCCGTAGCCGGCCAGCAGCTTGTCCACCGCTGGACGGTTGCCGATGCGCAGACCGGCCGCACCGCCGCGGCCGCGCTGGGCCAGCGTCCACAGCATGTGCAGCGCATCCGGGCCGTCGTCGTGGTCTGCTTTGGGAAAATGGCGCAGCTGCTCGATCAGCGCGCGCTGGCTGGAATGCACGCGGATCAAGCCATTGGCCATGTGCGGCTGCAGGCTCTCGATGCGCAGCGTCTTGTCCGCATGCGGCGTCACCGGCCGAGCCGGTACCGGAATCCCGCGCGCGGCGGATCGGCGCACCAACTCCTGACGCATGAACTCCTGGAACTGCACCGCCTCGAACGCCCAGGCGAGACAGTGATACTCGGCCTGTAGCGCGATGATGTCCTCGATGATCCGGTCGGGCAGACGCTTGGCGATCCGCGCTTCCACCACATCCAGCGTCACCAGGTTGCGCTTGCGGTTAACGCCGCCGATCAGGATGGCGCTGGGGTCGCGACTGGCGCCACGCTTGCCCAGGCTCGGATCGCAGGCGCCGTAGAACACCCAGCCGGCGTCGCGCTCCACCCAGAAGTTGATGCAGGCCGCAAACGGCGCATCGTCGCCCGACACCGGATCGTTCTGATACTCGGAATCGAAAGCGGAATGTCCGTCACGGGCGCGGATCAGCATCAGCTGCATGATGGGCCGCGCCGCCGGCCAGCTCACCTGACTGCCGGCATCCATCTGCACCTGACGCGTGGCATAGAACGCCATCGCCGCATCCAGCCCTTCTTGCAGCAGCACTTCCTCCCAGCGATCCCAGCACGCCATATCGTCGGGCCACTGAATCACCGCCTGGAAGCGCTTCGAACGCCACAGCGGGTTATGCAGCAGCCGCGACAGCAGCGAGTCGTAATGCAGCACCGTGCCGATCACGATCACATCCATCGTGCCCTCGGCCGCGCCCAGCTGCAGCACCGTGCGCGTTAGCCAGTTTTGCAGCTTGTCGCGCTGCTCCGGGCTGCGCACGTTCTCGTCGTTTTCCAGATCGTCGCAGATCGCCAGATCGGGCCGATGCGGGCCATGCCGCAAGCCGCGCATGCGCTTGCCGGAACCAAAGGACTGCACCTTGCGATTATCCGGCGTCACAATCACCCCGGCCTGCCAGACCCGGCCGGCGCCGGTGGTCTGCGGGTAATCCATCAGCAACCGCGCATTGGCTTCCAGCTCGGCTTTCACCGATTCCAGCATCGTCGCCGCCAACTCAGAGGCGTCCATGATAATGACCGGGAAATGCTTGCGGCCGGTGACCAGGCACCAGATCAGGAAAATGAGCGAGACGTTGGTGCTCTTGGCCTCGCCGCGCGGCGCGGCAATGGCGTCGTGCTCGCCGCGTGGCGAGTCCACGATCTCCGGCAGCCGCGCATCCAGAAAGTCATGCAGCACCGAGTTGGGCTGGGTGCAGTAATGCGGGAAATAGGTGCGTTTGAAGAACGCATAATCGGCCTGTGAGCGGGCCACCCGTTCCTGCCGCGCCGCCTCGCTGGGCGCAAAGCCATCCACCGCCGCCTCGATCGCCGCGCGCTGCTGCGCACTGAACTCACCCAGCTCGCGCAGGAAGTCACGTCGGGTCAGCCGCGGCAGCTTCATTTTCCAAACTGCTCGGCCAACCGCTGCCCGAACGGCTCGATGATCTCCAGCAACGCCGCCTGATGCTGCGGAAACTGCTCAGTCACGAAGTCCGCCAGCAGCCGCAGCACGTCCATCGCCCAGCCCAGCCGCGCAATAGTCGGGTCCACCGCGCCGCTGGCTTTCACCGTCTTGGTATAGGCGTCACTGAGTCGTGATATCGCCTCGGCTTTCTGACCGGCGCTCAGCGTGCAATCGCGCAGCTCGCCGATGGTCGACTTGAACAGCGGCACGAACTCCGCCAGCACGATCCGCGTCAGCTCCTGCACGCCACCGTCGCTCACCTGCTCGGCCAGCCGCGCACGATCCCAGTCGTCGCCGCGATGGGCGGAGTCCGCTTTCCAGGTGCGCGCGGTGGAATAACTCACCCCCACGCTCAGCGCCGCCGCCGTCAGCGGCTGCCGGTCGATCACATAAGACCGCCGCAACGCCGACCGCTTCATCCGTTCGTGCGCCATCGGATCAGTGTTGCAGCAGGTATTTGACGACCTCGATACCGGCAGCGATCACGCCGCCGGACGCGCCGCCCGAGATCCCCGCGCGGCGTGCGATCCGCTCACCAGCGCTGTCCAGCCGCGCCGCCGTATCCGTCGCCTGATTCACCGCTTCGTCAGCCTTGCGCGCGATATCCCGCAGATCAGACTCCTGTGCATCCAGACGTTTGCCGATGCCAGTGGTCAGATCATCCAGCCGTGAGTTGGTCGACGCGTGCATCGTGGTGTTGGCGCGCTGCATATCGTCGATGCGACGATTCACGTTCTCATGCTGATGGCGCATCATCTCGCTGACACCGGTCAGCAGCCCCTTGATCTCGCCGATATCCGACATCATTTTTGTGTTCATGGGTTGCGCTACATCGTCCGTTGTGCTCATGGCTCCCGATCTCGTTTGTGGTCATTTGGAACAGCCCCCGACGCAGAGTCGACAGCCCATTTGGAAAGTGCGTCATGCCGGGCCTGGCACTGGTGATACAGCCCCGTGATCTGCACGTGATTGGCCAGCAGGCTCAGAGCGGGCCACGGATAATCGGACAGTGTCGTAAGTGGGAACTCTGCTTTAATCATGGGCGCCGCAAGGCGCTCCTAGGAGCAGAAGACGATGAGACGACCCCGCAGGAATCACACCGCGGCATTC